ACGGCTCGAACGATCCGGTCCTGCAAGCGCTCTTCGGCAGCCAGCCCACCGCCGCCGGCGTCACGCTCAACGAGACGACGGCCCTCAACCTCTCCGCCGTCTGGGCCGCCGTCACCGCGCTCGCAGGGCCCGTCGGGATGCTCCCGCTCGTCCTCTACAAGCGGACCGATCGCGGCAAGGAGCCGTTTCTCGAGCATCCGCTCTACCGGCTCCTGCATGACCAGCCGAACCCCGAGCAGACGGCACCGGTATTCCGTGAAACCCTGCAAGCGCATGTGCTCACGTGGGGGAACGGCTACGCGGAGATCCAGCGGACGCCCGACGGGCGGCCGATTGCGCTCTGGACCATCGCACCGGACCGCGTCCAGCCCTATCGCGACGTCGGGACGCGGCAGATCCGCTACCGGGTCACCAATGACAGCGGGACCCAGATCGACGTCGACGCGGACCGGATCCTCCACATCCCGGGCCTCGGCTTCGATGGCATCTGCGGCTACTCCGTCATCCGCAAGGCGCGCGAATCGCTCGGCCTGACGGGCGCGATCGAGCGGTTCGGGGCGAGTTTCTTCGGCAACGGCGCGTGGCCCGGCATTGTCGCCCAACATCCCGGCAAACTCAGCGAAGAGGCCCACAACCGCCTCAAAACCTCCCTCAACGAGGCCTTACAGGGCCCCAACCGCGCCCATTCGGTCATCGTGACGGAGGAGGGGATCAAGATCGAAAAGGCGGGGATCCCACCCGATGACGCGCAATTCCTCGAAACGCGGAAATTTCAGACGCTCGAGGTGGCGCGCTGGTTCAACGTGCCGCCGCATAAACTCCGCGACCTCGAGCGCGCGACGTTCTCGAACATCGAGCAGCAGTCGATCGAGTTCGTGTCGGACTCGCTCATGCCCTGGCTCGTGAAATGGGAGAAGGAACTCTGGCGCAAACTCATCCGGCCCATGGAGCAGCGCCAGCAGTTCTTCAAGTTCACCGTCGACAGCCTCCTGCGCGGGCAGACGCTCGAACGCTACAACGCCTACGCGGTCGGGCGGCAGTGGGGCTGGCTCTCGCCGAACGACATTCTCGAGCTGGAGGATAAGAACGGCATCGGGCCGCAGGGCGACATCTACCTCGTCCCGCAAAACATGATGCCGGCGGACCGGATCAACGACGTGATCGACGCGCAGATCGAGCCCACGCCGCCGACGGACGCCCCGGCCCCGGCGCCCGCGACGCCGGAGCCGGATCGGATGCGCCAGCTCGCCGACCTCATCGCCGAGCGGCTCCGCGGCGAGTTGCCGACGGCGGCTGACCAGGCGGCCCTGATCCAGCACGCGGCGGACGCCTCCATCCAGGCCCTGCCGCCGCCGGCCCCGCCTGAGCCGGTGCGGGCGGTCGTCGAGGAGGTCGCCGTGCGGCTGCTCGGGCGCCTCGACGAGATCGGGCGCGCGCACACCGCCCACGTCACGCAGGACGAGCAAGCGGCCGAAGCCGAGCGTCAGGCGCGCGCCGCTGCGGACGCGACCGTCGCGGAGAGCCTGACGGCGACGCAGGCGGCAGCGACCGCCGCGCGCGCCGAGCTCGCCGAGACGCGGGCCGCCGTGGACGCCGTGCACGCCGCGCTGACGACCGCCCAGGCTGAGCTCGCCGCACGCCTCGAGGAAATCGGGCGCGCCCAGACGAATGGAACCGCGCAGGACGAGCAGGCCGAGGAGGCCGAGCGCCAGGCGCGCGCCGCCGCAGAAGCGGCCCTCGCGGACAGCCTCGCCGCGACGCAGGAGGCGGCGGTGGCCGCCCGGGCCGAGCTCGTCGACACCCGGGCCGTCATCGGCTTGCTCACCGTCGGCCAGGCCGAGCTCGCCGCGCACCTCGAGGCCGAGCGGGCCGAGCGGCGCGCGCTCGCGGGGCGCATTGCCGACCTCGTGCCCAACCTGCGCGACGTCATCGAGGGGGCCCTCCGCAAGGAAGTCCGCTTCGAGGCGGACAGGGCACGCAAAGCGGCGCAGAGCCCCGAGAAGCTCCGGGCGTGGATCGAGTCCTTCTACGCCACGCGCGAGGACGCCCTCGTGCAGATGCTGCTCCCGGCGCTGCGGCTGCATTTCGTGCTGACGGGGCGCGGGGACGCGGCTGAGGCGCACGCCCGGACGCTGCTCGCGCCGCACGTCGCCGAGTCGCGCGCGAGCCTGCTGGTCCTGCTCGACGCGCCCGAGGACCTCGAGGCCAACGTCAAGGCGCTGGTGAGCGGGTGGGAGACGCGGCCCGGCACGATCACGGACGAACTGTTGCGCGAGGTGATCGCCCATGCTTGAGGAAACTGACCTGCCCATGTCCGACCTCGTCCTCTGCTGCGCGGACATGATCAAAGCCCAGCAAACAGGAACGGACGGTGAGGGCTACGGCCGGCTCTTTATCTTTCGTCACGGCCAGCTCGATGCGGGAGAGCATCCGACGCCGTTGCGATTCTGCCCGTGGTGCGGTCAATCCGTGAAACAGGAGGCCACGAATGTCTGACCTTGAGATCCGCACGTGCGATGGGGGCGAGCTCCGGGTGGAATCCCGCGGGGTGGCGAAGATCATTCGCGGCTACGCCATCGTCTTTGACCGCCTCTCGGAAAACCTCGGCGGTTTCCGGGAGATCATCACGCCCGCCGCGGTGGACCGCACGCTCAAGGACGGGGTCGATCTCCGGGCGCTGGTGGACCATGACTCGGCCCGGATCATCGGCCGGCTGAGTGCGGGGACGCTGCGGGTGGAGAAGGACGGGAAGGGGCTCCGCGTGGAGATCGACCCGCCCGAGACGACGTCCGCGCAGGACATCGTCCAGTCGATCCAGCGCCGGGACGTGACCGGCATGTCCTTCGCCTTCCGGACCATGCCCGACGGGGATGATTGGGATTTCAAGTCGGACCCGCCGACGCGCCTCGTGTCCGACATGCTCATCCGCGAGGTGAGCGTGGTCACCTTCCCGGCGTATCCCTCGACCGAGGTGGCCATGCGCTCGCTCGCGCAACATCGCGGGGCGGCGCCGCTGAATATCCATCGGCTCCGGCAGCACCTCGCGGAGCAGCGGGCCCGGTGGCGCTAGCGTGAGCCCGCCGCCGTGGCCGGTGCATCTGCACGGGCTCGTCCTCGTCAAGTGGTTGGACGCCGCCGGGGATCGCGAACAGTCTGCCGCCAACCCGGTGCCTTGTCTGAGCGTCGGCTGGATCGTCGAGCTGGCTGAGATGGGCGGCCACCGCTACCTCAAGCTCGCGTCCGAGCTGATGGTCGTCGACGGGCGGTATGAGACCCAGGAGCATGTGTCGATCCCCGAGGGCATGGTGGAGAAGGTGGTCCCCGTGAGCGCGAAGCTCCCGGCCCCGTTCGATCGGTGGCCGGCACTCCCGCACGCACGAAAAGGAGATCCGTGAATGGCGAAGAGCGCCGCGAAGAGGAAGGGCCCGGTGACGGCCAAGAAGGTCAAGGTCAAGCTGACGGCGGCCAAGGTGAAGGTGCTGCCGCGCAAGGCTGCGGCGATCCGCAAAAGCCTCGCGGGGGCGCTCGAAAAGACGGAGGAGCTCGAGAAGCAGTTGACCGAGGTCACGAGCCAGTCGAGGACCTCCCTCGGCGGGCCGGTCGTCGGGAACGCGCCGACGTCGCCACGGTAGGGGGCCCGGAAAAGAAAATTGACACCGGAGGGAACGGCACCGTAGCGTAGCGCAGTAGATAAGAAATCCGTCGGCCTGGGGCGAGGTGGACGCCTCGCATGGGGTCGGCGATGTGGTGAGATGCCGCCTGGACGGGCGCCGCTCACGGGGTTTTCACAACTCGTGGGTGGCGCCCGTTGGCTTGTGCGGGCGCGCCCGAAAGGGCCACGCACATGCTCAAGGAACTCATCGAGAAGCGCCAGCGCCTCCACGAAGAGAACGCCGCCATTCTGCAAAAGGCGCAGAAGGACGGGCGCGACGTCCTCAACGGCGACGAAGAGCAGGAATGGCAGTCGCGCGACCAGGCGATCGAGGCGCTCGACAAGAACATCGTGATGCGGCAGAAGCAGGCGGCCATCGAGGCCCGCCTGTCCGAGGGTGAGCGGGCGGTCGAGCCCGCCCAGGTCCGGGGGGACGGGCCGGGCACGGGCACGGCCGCGATCCGCAAGCTCGCGCGGGGCCGCGACGACTTCGCCATGGCGCTCCGCGGCTGGTTCCTCACGCCCACCGAGCAGGGGGCGACCCGCGAGCAACACGAGGCCGCCGAGCGGATCGGGATCGACTTCAATCGGCGGGCGATCACTCTGAATTTGTCCAAGCGCCCGCCGCGCGATCTGAGCGAGGTCCGTGAGTGGGAACTCGAGCAGCGCGCCCAGACCATCACGACCACGGGCGGGGGCTACACCATCCCCGACGAACTGATGCAGTCGCTCGAAAAGGCCCTGCTGTGGTTCGGCGGGATGCGCCAAGTCGCCCGGATCATTCGCACCGACACTGGGGCGGACCTGCCGATCCCGACCGCGAACGACACCGCGCAGGCGGGCGTGATCCTCGACATCAACACGCAGGTGGCGAACCAGGATGTCACGTTCGGCCAGCTCGTGCTCAAGGCGTTCAAGTATTCCTCGAAGCAGGTGCTCGTCCCCGTCGAGCTCATGCAGGACAGCGCCGTCAATCTCCCCGAGATGCTCGGCGAGATGCTGGGCGAGCGCATCGGCCGGATCCAGAACACGCACTTCACGACCGGGGCCGGCACCACGCTGCCCTTCGGCATCACCGTCCAGTCCGTCCTCGGCGCGACGGGCTCGGCCGGCGGTGGGATCGCCTACGTCGATCTCGTCACGCTCGAGCATTCCGTCGATATCGCGTATCGGCAGCAGGGCGCCGGGTTCATGATGCACGACACCAAGCTGGCCGCCGTCAAGAAGCTGCTCGGGACGGACGGCCGCCCGATCCTGATGCCCGCCGCCGACGCCAGCATCTCGCGCGGATTCCCGGCCACGCTGCTCGGCTACCCGATCACGATCAACAACGACATGCCCACGGCCGTCACCACGGGTACGAAGGCCGTGCTGTTCGGTGCCCTGTCGAAATACATCATCCGCGACGTCTTGGGCGTGACGCTGCTGCGCCTCGACGAGCGGTATGCGGACTTCCATCAGGTCGCCTTCCTCGCGTTCGCGCGCGCGGATGGGAACCTGCTGAACGCTGGCACGAACCCCGTCAAGCACCTGGCCCTCACGACGTAGTCAACGCAGGAACCCGACGGGGCGCGCCTCGCATCGGCGCGGGGCGCGCCTCGCCAGACGGGGGGCGCGCATGTCGCAAATGTTGTTTGGCCACGACATCAAGATCGTGCAGGCCATCAGCCTCACGGCCGGGGCCGCTGGCACGACCGCGATTAACGGCGCTGCCATCGACATGGCGGGCTTTGACGGCGTCGTCTTCGTGGTGCAGTTCGGCGCCATCGTGGGCACGGCCGTGACCTCGATCAAGGTGCAACAGGACACGACGGCGGCCTTCGGCGCCCCTGCGGATCTCCTGGGCAGTGGGCAGGCCGTCGCGGACACCGACGACAACAAAGTCTTCTACGTCGACGTCAAGGCGCCGAGAAAAGACTTCGTGCGCCTCGTGGTCTCACGGGCGACGGCCGCCGCGACCGTCTCCGCGATGGCGTTCCTCTACGGCAGCCGGTCGCGGCCCGTCACGCACGGCACCGATGTGGCGGGGGAATTGTTCGAGCGCCCCGCGGAGGGCACCGCCTGATGAAGATCCGCATTCTCTCCGACGTCTGCGATGAGATTCGTGTCTACGCGGCGGGCGAGGTGGTGGACCTGCCCAACGATCGGGCCGCGCGGTTCGTGGCGGTCGGCGTAGCGGAGGAGGCCGGCGCCACCGCCACGACGAAGGCCGCCCCCGAGGCCGCCGCGCTCGCGGACGAGTCCGAACGGGCCACGCTCCCGCCAGCCAAGAAGCGCGGGGGCTAGGGGGCGTCGATGCCGCTGACCGTCGACGCCCTCGTGAGCCTCGACGAGGCGAAGGCGTATCTCCACCATCAGGGGAACGCCGAGGACGCGCAGCTCGAGGACGCCATCAACAAGGCCACGGACTACGTCCAGGCGCGCCTCGGGTGGGGCCCGATCAAGGCCCGCACCGCGACGTGGCGGCTGTCCGGTTTTTCCGGGTCATGCCTCTATGCGCCCATCCGGCCGATCAATACCGCCGCGACGGTCACCATCACAGTGGACGGGACGGCCCAGACGGTTTGGCGGACGACGGCCGATGATCCGCAGACCGACAAGGACGTGATCGTGATCTCCTCGGTGCCGGGCTCCGCCCTGTGCCCCGATCAGTTCTATCGGCGTGCGGGCTGGGAGGGGGCGGGCTCCGTGCCCCAGCCCATCGTGCTGACGTATACGGGCGGCGCCGTCACCGTCCCGGGCCGGATCCTCGAAGCCTTTTATTTGATCCTCGGCAAGTTCGTGCGGGACGAAATCCACCAGAACCCCGACACGATCTCGTTCTCGGGCCCGGGCGGCACGGTCACGCGGGCCGACACGGACATCCCGCGCCGGGCGCGCGACATCCTCGACGCCGACCGCCGGATCTTCGTATGAGACGCCGCAGTCGCAAGACGATCAAGGTCGGGCGCGGCGGCCTGGCGCTCGAGATGGACGTCAACATCGACGTGGTGCTGCCGCCCGAGGAGCCCGAGATCAAGGCGGCGCTCTTGCGGGCCATGCGTCGGGCGGTGCAGCGCGTCCAGCACTATGCGGTGGCCAACGCCTCCGGCGCGGTCGTGCGGTTGCGGACGGGGCAACTCGCCGCCTCCGTGCAGGCGGACGTGGCCCAGCGTGGCCTGCTGACCGTTGGCGTGGTCGGCCCACGGGGGAAATTCGCCTTCAAGGGGCGCCTGCTCGAGCAGGGCGCGGCCGCCCATCTCATTCGCGCCCGCCGCCGGCGCGGGCGGCAGCGCGGGAGCCGCGCAGTGCCCCTCGCGATCAATACCGGCTTCCGGACCATCTTCCGGACCTCCGTCCAGCATCCAGGTTTCGCGCGCCGGCCGTGGTTCTCGCAGGCGATCGAAACCGCGCAAGCGGGGATCCGCGCCGACTTCAACCGGGCGCTGCAGGAGGCGGCCAGTGGCTGAGCCGCTGCGCGACCGCGTGCTCGAGGCGATGGTGGCCGTCGCGGCCGGGCTCACCGGCATTCGCCCGTGGGGGGCCACGTATCCGAACATCCCGACGGCCGATCGCGAATATCGCGAGTTGAAGTCGCGGACGCAGTTCCCGCACTGCTCGGTCCTCGAGGGCACCGGCTCGACGGTGGCCGCGAAGACGGTCCGGTCCAACGTCATCGGCTATCGCCACGAGTTCAAGGTGCTCCTCGTCGGGGCCGTGTCCGCGGCGAACGGCGTCACGGTGAGCCGGTGGCTCGAGCGGTATTGGGATGATCTCTGGACCACGTTCCTGCAGCACTACACGCTGGACGGGCTCGTGCAAGCGGTCCAGTTCGACGGGGAGCTCGTGCCCGACGTCTTGGTCGAGGGGCCGACGGCGGAGTTCGTCCAGCCCTGCACGGTGTTTATGAACGAAGAAAAGGAGGTCGCGATCAATGGCTGAGTTCACAGCACCGGCAGCGATCGGCATGCAGGTGGTCATGAAAGAAGAGACGTCGGCCGGGACGGACGTGCTGGGCGGCACGTACCTCGCGACCGACGTGCAACAGGTCGACGCGGACACCATCCGCGTGACGAACGACCCGAACGAGATCAAGAACCTCGTCACGATGGGGAACCTCGGCCAGGCGCCCTCGCTGAAAGGCCCGCGGGTCTCGCGGATTGATTTCCGCATCCCCATCCGCGGCAACGATGCGGGCGTCTTCTTCGATGACACCCCCGAGGTGGTGCCGTTTGGCGACCGGGCGCTCCAGGCCTGCGGGCTGGGTCGGACCTTTACCACCCCCGGGGTGGGGGGATCCACGATCCTCTACAAGCCCTCGTCGACGCAGAAGGTCTACACGATCTACATCACCCAGCCGATCCCCGGCTCGGCGAGTTGCTGGTCGCGTCAGTTCACCGGCTGCAGCGGCACGTTCCGCGTGGCGGGACGGGCGGGCGAGGGCATGGCGTATGAATTCAGCCTGCTCGGGGCGCTGGAGGAAGAAGCGGACATCACGTTCGTCCCCGGGACGCTGACGCTGGTGCCGCAATACCCGCAGCTTCTCAGCGCGGCGTTCCAGATCGGGTCGACGAACTACGCCCCGCGCATCGCGTCGGTGACGTTCGACGCGGGCCATCGCGTGGGGCGGTTGCCCTCAATCAATGCCGTCTCGGGGATCGCTGGCTTCCGCATCATGCAGCGGGAGCCGAGCCTGGTCATCGACCCCGAGGTCGATCTGAATGCGAGTTCCGGCTGGTGGGCGGCCTTCCGCGACGGCGCGCCACTCAAGGATTGCACGTTCACCCTGGGCAGCGTCACGCTCAACAAGTTGACGTTCCGCTTCGCCTCCGACGGCACGACCTCGAACCTGCAGGTCGTCGATCATCAGCTGGATCGCCGCGATGACCTCGCGTGTTTCCGGATCACCCTGCGCCCCACGATCGCGGCTGGAAATGACGATTGGGGTCTTTTGTACTCATAGGAGAGGCTCCATGGGACGACGCGCGACGGTCGAGGACATTCAAAAGCACGGCGTGCTCGAGATCGAGGTGCCCGAGCTGCTCGACGATGAGGGCAACCCGATGACGATCAAGGTCCGCAAGGTGCACGGGGGCGAGCGTCTCGCGCTCTTGCCGCCCCTGCCGCCGGAGGTCATGAAGGGCGAGCCGAAGGACCTCGGGGAGCGAGAGCGGGCCTGGCTGGCGACCCTCGCCCCGGAGGCGATCGAAGAGCGGCGGATGGAGTCGGCCGACTTTCCCTATCGACTCATCGCGCACGCGACGCTCGACCCGGTGTTCAAGGTGGCCGACGTCCGGCCCCTCGGCAACGCGGCGTGGCGGATCGCCGACCAGATCGTCATGTTTTCGGACAACGGGCGCATTCCGAAAGCCCCGGTCGAGGCCCCGCGCGACGACGCTGCCGCCGCCGAGTGATATGCTCCCCGACTTTATCCTCTCGGCCTGGTGGGAGGGGGAGCCGATGGAGTTCGTCGCGCGCGACGTGCCGACGGGCGTCTTTTTCTACGGCTTCCAGGATTCCTTTCCCGGCGCGGCGTGCTATGCGGAGAAAAACCGCGCCGAGCAGGGCGGCATCGTCCGCGGGATGGAAGCCTGGGCGGATGACCTGCTGGCGCGCGTGATCGTCGACCCCGTCCTGACGCCCGAGATGATTCGTGGGCCTGACGGCGGCCTCGGGAGCGCGCGCGACGAGTTGGCCATCGCCTATCTCTGGGCGGTGGGGTACGACGAGCCTGCGGCCAAGCAACAGGAGATCCTCGTGCGGCCCATGCCAGCCGCGGCGCCCGGGCCACCCCTGCGGCCCTGGGCCCTCATGCCCGCGCTGGCGACCGTCCCGGCTCCAACCCTCAAGAGTGCGCTGCGCGAGATCGCCACGCGCGCGCGCACGAGTCCACATGTCGTCTGGACGCAATGGAGCACCAGCGAGTTCATTTTCGACTGGCGGGTGCTCTTGGAGGAGAACCTGAAGAAGCGGGCGTCCACCGCGACGGGGAACCTTCGCGACGTGATTGGCCTCGAGGCCGGGTAAATGCCCAACGAGATTGAATAC